ATATTTCAGATGCAAGTCAAAATGTGGCTGGATCCGCTTCCACCATTTTTAGCAATATAGAAAATATTTTTAAAAGTGTATCTTCAGGAAATCTTGGTGAAATATTTAGCAATCAAAATATAGAGGGTATTAAATCATTTTTTACTCAATATGCCCTTTTAGAAAATGATAAGTTAAAAAATTTCCAAAAATCAATATTAGAAGGAACAAAAGCCGAATTAACAGGGGCACCATCGGGCGAATGGCATTTGCAGGTAGGTAATCCATTTGCACCAATTATGATGTTAGGAAATTTGTGGTGTACACAATGTGATTTTGAATTTAATAATGAATTATCAATAGATGATTTTCCAACTGAATTAAAATTTACATGTACATTAAAACCAGGTCGTGAAAGAGATGCAAGTGATGTGCAATCTATATTCAATTCAGGTGGGGGAAGAATCTATTATCCAAGACAAAGTGGAGTAGATGTCAATGCATCATCGTCTACATTTAACACAGAAGGAACAGTTGGTACTAAAAGTGATCAAGCACTTGGTGCAACAAATAGATTTAGTGTAGATAGGAGTGGAGAAAGAACTTCAGATTTAGTGAAAACAAAAACTGAAAATAAATATGCAACATCTTTATTTAAACCTATAAAAACGTTTATAGGAAATAGAGGTACTAATAGCGGTCAATATGGACCATAAAAATAAAAAATTATATGGCTCTACAATTCAAAATATTACAAGAAAAATTAGAGATAAAAAAAGCTGATGAATCTATCATAGATTTAACATCAAGGTCTATTGCAGATTTTGAAAATTATAATTTTATTGAAAGATATATTGTTGATTTTAATCATATTATGAGACCTGATTTATTAGCTTATGAATTGAATAGAGAAATTGATTTTACTGAACTTCTTAAAACTAACTATATTTCAAATCCATTTACTTTGGATACAGATGATGTCATATTTGTAAAAGATAGTGTAGAAAATTTTGTAATTACACCAAGCGATACGAGTGATGATTCGGATTCAGATATAAGAAATGAATATGTAAATCCAGATAAAGCAGCAACACCTGATGCAAATATCAAGAAACTTTCCAATAAATTTAATTTCCTTAAAGAATTGGCAAAGGACACACCATCACCATCACCAAGTAATTTACCTCCTAATTTCAATGAATTTGGTGAGGGAGAGGTTGAAGTTATAAATAACAAAGTTAGGTTTGCACCTGGAACTGGAAGAAACGCATCTGATTGTTCTACAGAACCTATAAGTAAAGCAGAATTGATAAGTCAAGTTTTGAAAAACAAATTGAATTCATAAAATGTCTTCCGAAAAAAACAAAATAAGAGTTGTATCTGAACCTACTATTATTTTAGCAGATATGGATACAGACCAAGAAATGATAGATTTAACACATGGTGTAGGTTATAAAACGGATAAACTATTAGGTCAGAAATTTCCGTATATTAAAATTAAAGATACTCGATTATTACAAGAAGAAATAGAAAGTATGGAAATTGATTGTTCAAACTTTCTACCTATTTTACATATTAATTTAATAATTACAAGACAATCTATTATAGCTCAAGACCTTCCGAAAGATGGTGATATTATATCTATTTTCATTCGTAGTTTAAATGATGTCTATAAGCCAATCAGAAATGATTATTTGATAACTCATGTTGAGACAAATAGTTTGACAGAGAAGACTCCATATACATTTATTAAAATTACGGGTGTATTAAACATCAAAAATATATGGATAGAAAAAAATAAAGCATTTAAAGGAACTTCTCTTGATGTAATAAAAAAAGTGGCAACTGAATTAGAATTAGGATTTGCTACAAATATAGATGCTCCACCTAATGATGAAATGATGTGGTTATGTGATTGGAAATCTTATAAGGATTTTCTCATACATATCTCAAATTATGCTTGGAGAAATGAAAATACATTCTATAAGATTTTTATAGATATTTTTTATAATGTGAATTTTATAGAAGTAGAAAAACAATTAGATCAGACAAAGGAATTAGACAAAGCACTTGCTATATTTCAAAATAATATAATTAATATATCTGATCCTTATATGCCAATTGATGAACAACCAAATGTTGAGATAGACTTGGTTCTTACTAATTTTGATATTACAGAAAGTTCAACAATAAAAATTACTAATTATGAATTAATTAACAATTCATCTGCTATTTCTTATAGTCAAGGTTATGGTAAGAAGATTTATTTTTATGACCATACTCTTAAAACCATAGGAGAAGAAAATCTTATAAAATTCAATCCTTTGGCTACACCAGGTACAGAAGACACAAAAATACGCTTGAGAGGTTTGAAAGATGAAACAATTGAAAAGGAACACTTAAAAAATAATTGGTATGGAATACAATATTCTTTACCAAATGGTAATGTTCATCAAAATTTTGCTCTTGCTCAATATCAAAATTATGTAAATAATAAAGAACTTGAAAAAATGTACTTGGATATTGAATTATGGGCTTGGAATCCTGCAATAATAAAAATGCAAAGAGTTCCTATTATGATTATGTTAATAAATAATTTACAGACAAATAGACCATATATGAATGCAGATGAGATTAAAAAATATGAACAGAATATAACTGAACCTTTGGGAAATCAAACTATAACTATTGATAGATTCTTGAGTGGATTTTATATTGTTGAGGGTTTTAGATTATATTATGATACAAGTTTAGGTAGAGTTATAGCGAAATATCGTTGTACAAGAAGAGAGTGGGGAGTACCTCAAGCAGAAGAAGTATTATAATTTCAAACAAATTTCTTAATTTTTCTACAATAATTACAACACATAAAATTTCACATTTATCTTAAATCAATATGGATAATAAAAGAGGACTTCCAGTTTTAGCACTCTTTCAAAAAGAAGGAGAAACTATTTCTATAAAAACACGAGATATTGGTGCATGGGAACCATTAGATTTTGACATTAGAAGATTTACTAATGATGATAATTTATACGAAATATTTGCAGAAATGCGACCACAAGTTATCGTTTCAATAGGAGATGATAGTGAATGGCAGGGTTTGAATAATTTACCTTATGAAGAACGAAGAAAATGGATTAGTTTTGATGAAAATGCAAATCCAACAGATATAGGTGAATCTGCATATAAAGTTTTTATCAATGCTTCAGTTAATCGTTTAGATGCAGTTCCTTTAATTAGTATTTTTACTCCTGTTTATAGAACTGGGGAAAAACTCCAAAGACCATATAATTCACTTAAAAATGGAACATTTAATAATTGGGAATGGATAATTTATGATGATTCCGATGATAATAATGAAACTTGGAATATGCTTGAAGAAATGGCAAGTAAGGATTATAGAGTAAAGATATTTAGAGGTAGAAAAAATAGCGGTAGAGTTGGAGAAACAAAGTTTTATGCGGCAAATCTTTGTCAGGGACAAATTGTTCTTGAACTTGACCATGATGATGAATTGACAGAAAACTCATTAGAGTGGATTAGTCAAGCATATAAGAAATTTCCAGATGCAGGATTTTATTATACAGATTGTACTGAAATTTATGAAGAAGATGGAAAATGCGTTGTATATGGTGAGGGCTTTGCAATGGGTTATGGCTCATATAAAGTTGATTGGTATAAAGGAAGGTCATATTTGACTCACATCAGTTGTAATATAAATCCAAGAACAATCCGACACATAGTAGGCGTTCCGAATCATATTCGGGCTTGGAGAGCTGATATTTATAAGGATATAAATGGTCATAGCCCGATGCTCGGAGTTTGTGATGATTATGAAATTATTATTCGCACATTCTTAAAAACAAAATTCGTCAGAATTGCTCAGCTTGGTTATATTCAATGGATGAATGCTGGTGGAGATAATACTCAAAATTATAGAAGACAAGAAATACAAAGACTTGTTCGTTTTGTCAGACAAAGATATGATTATCAAATTCATGAAAGATTTTTAGAATTGGGAGTTGAAGACGATGCTTGGTCAGATGAATTTGGATGGTCTGCGAATTTATGGACAAATAAACCAGAAAAAGAAAACTTTGTTAATTATACATTTGATCCGCTTTCAGAATGATAAAAGAAATATCAAATAAGATTTCAGAGTATTTTTCTAAACATAAAGAAAATGTTTTGAAATTAAGACCAATAATGAGTTCTTTTGAAAATGTTGCTCATTATTATCTTGATGGTCATCAAACAGCAAGAATACATACAAAAAATATAATACCGCATCTATTCAAAAACACTATAAATTTTAGAAAAGAAGATTTATACTCTGTTGTTCAAACTAATAAAAAAATTCAGAAAACACTTCATTTTAGTGAAGAAGAGTTATCTTCAAATGATAGAGATTTTCTTATTCAGAGTGGTGTTACTATTTTGCACAATGAAATGATAAAAGAATTAAATAAAGAAGTTCTTTATTTGATGTCAGATATGGGCAGAATTACTGCTGGTGGATATGGTCAAATAAAACAAACTATAGGTAATTTTACTATTTCTGATTTAACCAATTCAGATGCAATTAAATTTAGATTGGAATATTGTGATTCAGTTCTTAAAGAATTGAATAATGTAGGGTTAAAACATATTCTTTTATCTAAAAGTATTTATCAAAAATTAGAACAATATATTCAGGAAGAATATATAGTAATTAATCATAAAAGAATTAAAGTTGAAATTATACCTAATTATTTAGAGAATGATTCTTTATGTTTAATTGTGAGTTCTCAAGTTTCAGAAGATTTAACACCTGGTATTGTAATTATCTATAATTCTACAAATATCAATGTTGTAGAAAAAAATAAAACATTATCGTTAAATCTTACACAAGAGTATGCTCTTGAGAAAGTTGGATATAAACCTGAATTTTATTACTTACGCTTTTTACAAACATAACATAAAATTATGGAAAATATGGAAACACCGAACAATGTCCCATCTAATGTATGGATGCAATTAGATGATGATAAGTTAAATACCATAAAAATTGAAGATGGTATAATTCCTGATGAAATTGAAGAAATGCTAAGACAAAGTGCAATGAGAACAATTCTTTATCAAATATCTGTTAATTATAGAGAAGAATTAGAGAATTGTATAGGTAAAGATAATGTAGATGAAAATGGTCAGCCAAATGCATTACAAGAATCAAAGATTCCTTATGAATTATATGAATTCATATGCAAGAACATAATTGAATATGTTCCTCCGATAGAAATTGAAATTTCTAACGAAGATGAAAAGTCAGGAATAGAAAATTTAGCTGATTTAGGAATTAAAGATTCTTTAGATGAAGAAGAATAATTGATATATAGATTCAAATGAACCAACACTATGAGAGATGAAATATCTAATTCACAATTTTGGGAAAAATATTTAGATGTCACAGATGGAGACATAAGACCCACATTAAAGGACTTTGCTCTTTCGAGAAAAAATGAAATCAAAAATATAGGTTTTGATTATAGAAATAATGTTCTTGAAAAGAGTATAAGTGCAACCTTTGTTGCAGAAACAAAAAGAGTGGCATTATTAAGTATGATGGAAATACTTATCAATTATCTAATAGATTCAGTTAAAAATATTAAGAAACATAATAATTTTGCTCTTTCAAAAAAATGGAGAGATTTCAATTAAATTATGTATATTTGAAGAATAGTTTTATTTACATTCCATATAGACGAAAATGATACACGAAAGAAAAAATGAAATATTCAAAGAAATATTTGATTCTTGTTTGAATTTACAATATGGTAAAGCCAAAGATTATGCTACAAATGTTGATGCCTTATCAAATTTCAAAAGTCAAGATGCGGAAGTATTAGGACTTACTCCCTTTCAAAAGTGGGGTGTATATTTTGGAAAACAAGCCATGTCAATATTAGGAGCAATAGGTAAAAACCCTGAAATGCCTTCCACTACATCTGAACCTATTGAAGAAAGAATCAATGATGCTATTATTTATCTTGTATTACTAAAATGTTTGCTTGAGGATTCTTCTTCGCATCCGCAAGTTCAAGAAAAACCAAAAGAATATAAAAAACCTCATACTAAAGTAAATATTACTAAAAATGAGGATTCTTCATTTAATTTGACATTTAGTGAGTCAATAAGTGTAAAATTGAATGGATATCTTTATGTCTATAATGAGACTGAACCTTATATTCAGTATCAATTTTTGACAAGCCAAGTAATTTCTAAAAACACTTATAAAGTTATTTTAATCCAGTCAAAAAAATGGACATCATCAAGTTCTTCGAATCTTGAATGGTCATATGAAAAATGCGATGATATAGACTTAAAATCAGGACATAGCTGGTTTGTCGTTCAACAATAAAAAAATATTTTTTCAGAACAGATATATAGAATAAATATAAAAATCCAATAAAGATATGGCAATCACATTACAAACAATTTTAGCTACGAATTCATTTTCGGCTTCAAGAACAATAATAAATAACAACTTTACAGCAGTAAAGACATCTATTGATGCAATTGAAGGTTATTTGAATTCATCTACGGGTGCTTTGACAACAACTTCATCTTATGTAGAAAGAGGTTCAAATCCAACATCTACAACCCTTTTTACATGTGAGGCATCTGGTGTATTTGGTGGAAATTTATCTATAAGTGGAACAAGTGGATTGACTTCTACTTCCATTACAGCTTCAACAGGAATTACTGTAACAGGTGGTGATGTATTACTATCTAATGCTTCAAATAAATTAGACATTAGTGGTAAACTTGTTTTAGATGGAGAAATTGTTTGTAAAGATTTTGGTAATTCATTTATAGAAGCGGCAGATCCAGCATCATATGCGACTGTAAGTGGAACACAAGCAACTCTTGCAGTTACAGGTGTTCATTCAATTTTGCTTGACTTTACTACATATAATGGTACAACAAAAGATATAATTTCATTTGAATTACCTGTAGGTAATACAACTGGTCAAACACTTGAAATTATTGTTAAAACTGGCGTAGTTTCAGGTGTGTATTTGGATAATATAAATATTGCTAATCTTACAACAGAGACTGTGAATTTCAGTAATTCTCCTTATGATTATCAATCAGTTCAACTTCGTTGGACAGGAACTACTTGGATTTTGACAAATGTATTAGGTGCAACAATATCCTAATTGTTAAACATATCTAATAAAAAAGCCCATCATTTGATGGGCTTTTTATTTAAGTGTCGAAACTATTCCTATTTTTTCGTCAGGGTCTTCTTTTAGGATTTTTAGAAGTCTTAAAGTTTTGAAATTTCCATTTCTATTCAATATGATTAAATCACCAGGTTTTATACGATTTTGACATCTCCAAGCAATTTTTAAGGTATCATAACTGCAATCGCTTTTTGAATTTACTCTCTCTAAAATTGTACAATACTTTTTATCTGTAAATTCTTGAAAATTGTGCATCTTTGGACTATTATCTTCCAAATCATCAATTATTTCAATAGTTTTTAGTGGTTTCGACTTTTTCTTAAAAATTTGTCGAATGAATTGTAACATATTATCTCTCTAAAGATTTGAGTCCATGAATAAATTCAACTATTTCTTCTTCATTGAGTTCGGTAATTGAATTAATGTTGAACTCATATAATTTAGTTAAATAGTTTTTTGCAGCTTGTTCTTTCGCAGCATCGGCATCTTGTTCATAGATTCGCTTACGAAATTGTTCAGTTGTTTGTGTAAATGTTTTCATAGTGAAATATATTTTAATTGATATTATCTATATATCAAATTATTAGTCAGAATTTACTTTGTTATTCATTATCAATATCTTTTCTCAAGTTTTCGTATGTTGAGAATAACCTTTTCCATTCTTCTTTAATAAGGTTTTTTACGAATTCGCCCAAACTCTCCCTTCTAGCCATATCATTTGAAAGTATTGCTCTTAACAATTGGGTTTGATTTGCAAATGTAAGAGTTTCTTCATCTAATGTAACTGCTTTTTTCTTTGGTTTTCTTTTATTTGCTTCCTCTTCTTTGATTTTATCAGATTCATAGGAAACATTTAACCTTTCGGCAACCTTTTGGAAAACCTCTTCTTCTTCTGGACTTATTAATTCTTTTTGTATTTCCTTAAAAACACTTTTGGCATCTCTAAGAAATCTTTTTTGTGACATATAATAAAAAATAATTGTGAAACATATAATGAATATATATCTAAAACAGAAAAACGATATTTTATGAGAGATATTAAGAAATTAAAACCGAACTCAAAGGGTCCATTTGTACAAGGCTACTACAAAGTTCATAATCCCGAAAAATATGCTGGTGATCCAAGAGTTGTTATATTTCGTTCATCTTGGGAAAGGAAGTTTATGATTCTTTGCGACTTGACTCCACAAATCATAAGATGGGGTTCAGAACCTGTAAAAATAAAGTATGTTTCTCCTATTGACCATAAAGAACATATCTATAATGTTGATTTTTTTATTGAGGTTTTAGATAATGAAAACAAAATAAATCGTTATATTGTAGAAATTAAACCTAGTAATCAAATCAGTAAAGAACCTATTTTAGAGGGTAGAGTTACTGAAAAAAAATTGATACGACATGCTGAACTGACAAAAATGTATCATGTAAACAAAGCAAAGCAAATAGCCGCTATGAAGTGGGCACTTGATAGAAACATGAAATATGTAGTCTTAACAGAAGAGAATTGGCCATTTACGAGATAAACTATGATAGATGTTGTTATACCTTATTGCACTCTTGATGAAATTTTCATTGAAGAAAATATACGCCAGTGTCAAAAATTTGCAAATAATATTTTCATATCAGTTTCAAGCCATTTGTACAATGGGGAACCTGAAAATAAGGAAAGTATAGATAACTTAAAATCATTTTGCTCTCAGTATAAAAACATTGATATTCTTGAATACCAATGGCATGATAATATACCATTTGATTTTTATTGGAATTGCTATTCAAGATGGATAGGGATTGAGAAATGTAAAACAGATTACATTATGCAAATAGATTCTGATGAAATTATAGATGGTGATTTGTTTTTAAATTCATATAGAAAGAATTTCAATGAGTTTTGGACTTCCTATAAAAGTTATTCTTTGAGTATGTACTGGTATTTCAGAGATTTCAAATATAGAAGTAAAACTTTAGAACAAGCACATATGATTGTTGCAAGGAATGTTCTAAATAAAAGAAATGTCTTTACAAAATATGATAGAGGTGGTCACGCTGTTATTGATAATGTAACAAGTTTATTCAATGTGAAATATCAGGATAATGTCTATATTCATCATTTTTCATGGGTAAGAACAAAAGCACAACTTCTTAAAAAGGTTTCAGGGTGGGGACATAAGAATGAAAGAAGATGGGAAGAATTGATTGAGGATTCATTTTCAAGACCATTTTTAGGAAAAGATTGTGTTCATGGATATGAGTTTGAATTAGTGGATACTCCATTTAATTTTTCTCCCTTAAAACAATAATTGTAAAAAATCTATGAATACAGAAGCAATAACAACATTAAAGAAAGGTTTAATTGAAGCTCGTAAGGAATTAGGAGAAGAATTGCAGGAATGGTTTAGACAAAAGTATTTTATGCAAACAAGACCTCTTAAAGAAAGAATTTATACTCAAGCGAGTTCTATTCCTAAAGGTAAGATTTATTTTGCAATAAACGATAATAAATCAGTTCCTAAAAAAGGATATTATGATGTATATCCAATAGTTTTTCATTTGGAAGCCGTGCCTTATAAAAATGTTGATATGATGCTCTTTGGTTTGAATCTAAATTATTGGAATTCCTCTAATAGAGCAATGTTCGTAGATGCTATAAATAATTTTTATCAAAGATATATTGATGAAAATAAAACCAGATTAGAGAAATCAGATTTATCTCAATTTTCAATGGAAGGATTGAATGAATTTGTAAAAGGATATATAGGAAATATGGGATTGAATGTTACAAAAACACGAGAATCTTATATTTGGTCTAAACTAAGAATGGGAAGTGTTATTCCAATAGATTATGAAGATTGGAAATGGTTGCCATTGTTAGTTCCATTTGGAATTTTGGGAAATAAAAGTATTTCAGAAATTCAATCACTTTGATAAATAAAAGAGAATAATATGGCAGGATTTGTATCAAAAGACGGAGCCAAAACTTATGGTTTCACATCAGGACCAGCAGACAATGTAAGAAAATTGTCATCATTTGGAATGTATTATGATGATTTAATTATACAAAGAAGGCAGGGTGCTGGTGAAACAGAAACTTCACAAGGTAGTGCTGGACCACTTGGACATTCTGTGTATGGTGGTTATACATCGGCTCAATGGGATCAGCGATTGCTTTCTGCTATGGCTATTCAAGATATTGGTGGATTAAAAGCGTTAGCTGTTTATGATTCAAATTATATTACCAAGAGAGATTTTCTTCGTTCATTTTCGCTTAATGATGAAATCGTAGAAATTTTAGATACAATTTCAGATGAAGCTATTGTTTATGATGAAAAAAATTGGTTTTGTTATCCAGATACAAAAGGACTGGAATCATTCTTAAATGAAGAAAAGAAAGAAGAAATAGTTGACACTATTCATGAAGAGTTCAAAAAACTTTATGTAAAATTTGAATTCAATAATAACACAAAAGCGTGGAATCTTTTTAGACAATATCTTGTAGATGGATTTTTGGCATTTGAAATTGTTACTGATGAAGATGGAAAAGAAGTAATAGCTCTTAATAAACTTGATCCAGCTACATTGCAATTATCAACAATGGTAGGTGATGATGGTGAAGAATACATAGTATGGATTCAAAAGATAGGTAATGATATGGAAAGGATAATCTATGATTCTACTGTTATTTATATTGCATATGCTCAAAATATGCAAATGGATCGTGTAAGTTATGTAGAGCGTTTGGTTAGACCTTTGAATTTGCTCCGTTTGATTGAGAACTCAAAAGTTATGTGGCATATTATGTATGCTCAGATGCGATTGAAAATGACTATTCCAATCGGTAGTAATTCTCCTCAAAAAGCAAAACAAGAACTTTCTGAAATTTTGAATAACTATAAAGAAGAAATATTCTTTAATGATGCAGATGGAACTTTAAGTGTAAACGGCAGACCATCTATACCATTCTTTAAACATTTTATGTTTCCGTCAAAAGATGGAAATTCTCCGAATGTTGAGGTTATTGCAGGTCAAACTCTTGATTTATCAAGTACAGATTTCTTGAAATACTTTGAATCTAAATTAAGAAGAGCATCTAAAATTCCTATGAGTCGTTTTGCTGAAGGTGGTTCTGCTCTATCTTTATCAGCAGAAGGTATTCAAAGAGATGAAATTCGTTTTCATAATTTCGTAAATAGATTGCGTTCTGGTTTTCAAGAAATTATGTTAAAGCCTCTTCTTTTGCAAATTTTGATGAAATTCCCAGAATTTCACGGAGATCACCTTTTTAAATCTAGTATTGGTATCAAATTTAATCGTGATAATAGCTTTGAAACTCAAAGAAAAGTTGAAATTATGCAAAAACGAATTGCTGCGATTAATGAACTTCTTAATATTCCTAAAACAAAGGAAGATTCTTATTTTGACTTGGATTATGCTATGGAAAACTTCTTGAATTTGACAAGAGAAGAATTACAAGAAAATAGGTCTATGATTAAAGAAAAGGAAAAGAAAGCAGGGGATAAGCCTGGTGATGAAGAAGTTTCAAGTGAAGAAGGTGGCGGTGAAGATAGTGGACAACCACAAGTATAAAAATAAATCAAAATAACCTCAGAATTGTCTGGGGTTTTTTTGATATATAGATTATCTAAAAATTAGAATCAATTTTATGAAAATTTTTGAAGAATACAAAAAAACGAAAGTCAATGAAGCAAAGATGATTTCTGGCGAACCATTGAAAGATGATTTAGAAACAATCAAAAAACATCTTAATAGTGTTGTTTTGAAACCCTATAAAGTAAAGTTGGAAATTCTTTCTCTACATAGAGATTATGGAGATAGTCAAACATTCACATCAAATCCTTTATCAGGTGCTTCATTAGGTATTTTTGGACCTGCTATTGAATATGCACAAATAAATTTAGTTGTTTCTAATCTTGTAGGAAAACAAAATGCTAAAGAAATTGAAGTTCTTATTCGTTATACAACCAAAAACAACTTGAACAATTCATTCCCTGCTGGAAAATATACATTGCAAGATAGTTCAATTCGATTCATCAGTAATGAAGAGAATATGCCTATTGAAGAAGTTGGAGAATCTAAATTCGCTATTGTTAGCCACGAAGAAATATAATTTTAATCTATGAAATATTCTAATGTACATGAATCCTTTTTAGACTTTTTGAAAGATAGAAAGAATAAGGAATACAAGAAAACTCTTGAGAGAATTCAAATATTCTTAAAAAATAATCAGCAATATGGATATGAAATAAGCACAGGTCTTCCTGGTTTATGTCCATTAGAAAAACTTTCACAAACTATTGTTGCGAGTGAAAAGCAATTGAAGAAAGTAATTAGAGAGATGAACATTGAAAATCTTAAAATTACAAGAATATCTTCAAAAGTTTGGAGTGGAGATGTTTTAGTTGTTCTGCCATCTGAAAAAATTGGTAAAGAATATGGTAAGTACACTCAAAACTACAATTTGAATGCTTTCTCAAGTCATCTTCAAGATTATGGTTATGGTTCTTATAGAACAAAAAGAAAGAGAAAAACTGGAGGATTATTTAATGAATCTATATTTTCAGATTTCATTGATTATTTGAGCGGTGATTCAGATGCAGATTCGGTAGAATCTAATATGGATAATGCCTATGTACAAGTGACACGATTTTTGGTTAAATACCCTTATTTTGATTTTGATAAAACATCAGATACACCTGGTTTAATATTTTTATCAAGTCTTTCAAGAAATATACAAATACCTGTAAAAACACTTTCAAAACTTTTCAAAAGTAAAAAATTTGAAAATGCGGATGTTGTTGAAATATCTGTTTCTGGAATTGAGGGTCCAGTTGTAGTATTTGGTAATCCCCCATTTAATCGTATTCAATTATTGAATTCATGGGAAACTGAAATAAAAAGTATGTCTCCCGAAGAAATAAATCAAGCGATTGATTCATCAAAAGAGATTGAGAAAGAACTATCTACTGAACTACCGAAAGAAGAAATGCCTGTTGATTCAGATGTTTCAACCGATGTTGTAGAAACTCCAACGACTGAAACCCCAACAACAAAGACTTCTAAATCTGATGAGATAATAATCAATGTGGATATTCCTTACGAGATTACAGATGAAGAAAATCAAAAGAGAAAGGAAGAAATAGTCAAAGAAACAACAGAAGCAATTATAAGACTTATGAAAGACAAGCCCAAAAATGCTCAATCAGTAAAACCTGAATTGACAAGAGTGTATGGGCCTTTATCAAGATCCTCGTATGATGAATCAAGAAGGATTATTTCTAATTTTATTATTAAACTTCTTGATGAAGCAATTATTGATGGTTCAGATGTTATTGAAAGAAATGAATTAGTTAACAAACTCATTAAGAAATCTGAAAAGAGAGATGATTTTTATTACTTTATGGAAAGTGAGGATGGATACTCACTTGGTCTTGAATTGAGTACTATAATAAACAATAGCAATAAAATATTAGATTCATTCTTTAATTTTTATATGGAGAATCGCAATAAATCTGAAGTTGAAGATGCTTCCAAAGGAATAGCATCATCCAAAGAAGCGATACCATCTAAAGAAATAACAGAACCTGAACAAAAATCTGTTCAACCTAAATCTGATTTAATTGTTAATGTAGAAGATGAACAAAAAAGAGGACCTAAGGGAGATGCGGGTCGTCAATATAATAGCAGT